AACGTGCAAAGCGCTGCATGAGCGCTGGCACGTTTTGCGCGAGGATCTCTTCTGCGAACTCGTAGGCCTTGTCAGGCGCAATCGTGCCCGTCGATGCCATGCGGATAAGGTAGGCCAGCTTGCGCTGGTCCATCTCACCTTCTTGGATCAAGTTGGCAACGTCGGCAGCGGTTTCGCCTACGCGGTCTTCTGGGCTCATCCCAGCGCCGTTGACTGCGCCACCTTCTGCAAAGTTTACTTCTTCTGCGTTCAGCGTTGGCTCGGCTTCCTCAACCATGCCGCCCTCTGCCATATGAGGCATACCCTTGAGGATGTTCTCACGCATGGCCGAGGTGATTTGAATTACAGGAACATCAATTGAGTTCTCTGCAATCTTCTTCGCCATCGCAGCGCGAGCTTCGGCTTCAGTGTCAAACATCAGACCCTTAGAATTGTAGTCTGAGCTTTTGACCATCCACTTACCCGAAACTGTCGCTGATGGATCGGTGATGTGCCAACCTTCCTTGTTGATAGGAAGTTGGGTTTTCTCAATCTTCGCTTCAGGGTCCAGTTTCTTCAGCAACTTTTGCAACTGGGTTGGTACAATCTTGTCGTAGTAACCCTTCATGCCTTCGCCGCCAACAGAGAGGTCTTGGCCTTCAAGGTAATGAACAGGATTGCCAGACCCATATGTTTTAAGTTCAGTATCAAGAAGTTTTTTCGCAACTTCTTTTCCAACTAAACCTTCCAGTTCATTTGGCTTTGTTGCTTTATCAACAACAAGTTGTCCATCCTTGTAAGCATATAATTTCCCAGTTTTAGGGACATACTGAAGACTATCAATCTGCTTGCTCAAATCATATCGCTTGGCTTGCTCTACACCGGGCGTCCAAACAACACGATCATAACCGCCTTCAGCCGCTTCTTTCAAAGCGCGCTTCAATGCAAGGTCTGTCCATGCAGCCGTGTTTGCGACGTAGGGGGCCGATGGAATTCCTTCCATACTTTTGAAGTACTTATCATTCCATTCCAATAAGGTTTTAGCTTCATCAGGAGTAAGTATATTACTTTTCTCCCAATGTTTAATAAAGTCAGGAGGAACATTCCTCAATGCAACAGAGCCATCTTTTTCCTGCATAGCAACAGGAAGCAATTCTGCATTTGGTTGAATTTTATTTTTTAAGATTTCATCCACCGATGCTTGCAACTGTTTTGGTATCTCAGTTTTGAACCCAGCCTTTTTACCTTGTTGGCCCCAATCAGATTGGATTTCTTCAATGTGAAGAATCTTTTCACCGTTAGGACCAGTGCGGTCAGACATGCGAAGATGTGCGAGGACATTCGGATCGTCCCGCCAATGGGCAGATTCAAACATAGGCTTGTTAGCTAAATGCTCAAAGTTCTTAACTCTTGCATGAGCAATATCAGCTTCTCTTCTCAAAGCATTAACTTGCTCTTGAGGAATGTTTGATGTTCCTTCAAGCTCCGCAGCAAGAATATCATTATATGCTTTGGTGGCTTCTTTAGATCGCTGTTTAGCTGCTGCTAACTCTTCCAATGCTTCTTTGGTAGCTCCCGCACCTTTAGGAAGTTTCAACAACACCTCACGGTAGTTCTCACCACCGGGGAGAGTGTATTGCTGAAACTTTGGAACATATTGGCTATCAATTCCAGCCCATTCACTCGTCACCATACTGCGCATTTCATCAATGTTTAGACGCTCGCCATCTGAGGTGAATGGTTCACCATAGACACGGCGGTATTCACGCTCAACTTGTTCATCAGAAAGTTTTGGATTGGTTGAAAGAACCTTTTCCTCAACTTGCGGCATACGCTCACGGAAATACTGTGCAGCTTCTTCACGGGTCACAGATGGACGGCCAGCGAATGCTTCAGTAAAACCTTCCAATTCAGCAGGCTTCACGCCCTGCTTTGCGAGCATCGCAGCCATTTGCTCAGGCGTTCCCTTAGCCTGTGGCAATGCAAGCGCTGTTTCAGCGCCATGGCTATACAAGCCCATGTTGGTTAATTCACGCTCTGCAGCTTTCTCAACGACAGATTCTTTAGGCGCATTCTCTTCAAACCATTTCTTCACGCCTTCAACTGTAGGCTTTTCAAAGTCGGTCGAAGCAATGATGTCGCCTGTGTTTCGATCAGCCAACTCTACAAGCATTGGCTCGCCACGATAGGCCTTGTTGTGACCGCCAATAAGAGCTTTCAACTGCTGATCAGTTGGAACATCAAATGATTCAAAACCAATGCCGGGTTTGTTGCGAATAGCATTGGTCTCATTCATGAAGCGCGTCATTGCATCTGTGCCAGATATACCTTCTGGCGCATCAATGATGTCTGATACTTCTCGATGATCGACGTTGCGCTCGCCCGCCATCCAATCGCGCTGACCTTCAACAGGTCGATTAAACTCACCAACGCGTGCGTAATCATTTTGCACTTGATGGCGACCTGTGAAATCAAGCATTGAACCATCCGGCATAACATAGCCAGCTTCGCGGATGTCGCGTGTTTTTCCAAACACTTCAGCAGCCTTTGTCGCAAGATTGCTTGCTTCATGAACGGCTGCCTTTTCAGCACCCTTGATCACGGAGCGCGTTGCAGCGCCTGCGCCAAATGGCATTACAGCGCCAGTGGCCGCAACAGGCAGGATCTTCTCAAGCTGCTGCGCGATGTCGTCACGGCCTGCAGCTCGAGCTTCTGCAATCTTGTCCTTCAGCTCTGCGACGTCTTTGGCTGCGTAGAGATTGCCAACGCCGGGCAACATGCCACCGATGAACTCAGCGGGGTTTTCTTTGGCTGCTTCGTACATATGGCTGCCGAGCTTGCCGACATCACTGGCCATCTGCGAGACAGGCGTCTCTGCGATATACTTGCCAGCCGTCTCAAGCGCCGGGCCTGTGCCTGCAGCAATGCCGCGTGCAGCGTCACCGACGCCTTCCCATGACGGACTGACAGCGCCCTGCTCTTCAGGCGGTACGATGTTGGCGCCGATGCGCCGAGCAGTAACCGGGCCACCATCAGCGAAGCGCTTGTCATAACCAAAGAACGCGCCGGGCGAGCGCTGCGACGGATTATAGCTGACGCCGACATAGCCGCCGCCGTCTTCGCCGAAGCGCGCGGCGTTCACGCCATACTGCATGCCTTTCGGCGTATGCGTTGCTTTAGCACCGAAGTATGTGTCTGCGTCGAAAGGCTTGCCGCCAACGCCAACGCCATAGGCTGCAGGCGCGCCCTTAAAGGTTGGTTTCATGTAATGCGCCGACAGCGGGCCGACGCCGACGTTGCCACCGACCATCTGCACATCGCCAGCGACGCGATCGCCAGACGACACAAGCAGATTGCCGGATAGCGGGCCGTGCTGCGCGCCGACCATGCCGCTATAGCCGCTGCCTGCAACTGGATTGGCACCAGCCATATGGCGAAGACCACCTATGCGCTCGTAAGCATCACCTGTGCGGATCTCGCGGCTGACGCGATTCATGCGCTGAGCTGCGCTCTCTTGCGGCTGCGCGTATGGGTCGAAGGCCGAAGGAACTGGCTCGAGCTTGAAATCATCAGGCGGCATATGGGTTCACCTTTGGCCGGTCGTCTCTGGCCCGTGGCTCTGGGGCCTCTGGGCGCGTGACGCGGATCATATCACGATCTGCGATGTAGCGAAGCCCCTGCACGCCGGCATCCATCATGTCGTCATGCGGGATCGAGCCGCTGCCCGAGAAGGTGCACATCTGCTCAATGAGCGGGTGCGCCCAGCTCACGAACTCACCGGGCACCTTGCTGCTCTCGGTGATCCACACGCGCCCGGCTGCGAATAGCGGCGAGATCGCGTGCAGGCGGTCGAGCTTGCCTGCGCGGCCGGGATTGTATGGGGCGGCGATGATGCCCTCACGGCCGAGCATCTGGCGCAGGCTAATGCCAGAGCCCTTGTCTTCGATCAGCAGCACGTCAGGCTTGCGGCCGCTGTCTTCCATGTAGCTGGGCCCGATCACGGGCTTGATCAGCGCCTTCTGACGCGGCGCGTACACCGCCTTCATTTCCTGCTTCACCCGGCGGATGAGATCGGGAAAGCCCAGCCGCTCTTGCCAGCAGTCGAGCAGGATGACGTCGCGTCGATCGGCGCGCGGGCTGAACACGCCCCAGACGACGCAGGCCGAATAGTCGGGGTCGCCCTTGGTGGTGTTGCCGGTCTCTTCGGTAAAAGCTGTGTCGAGCGACATGACCACGAACTCAAGCTCAGGCAGCTCGCCCTTCCATTGCTTGATCCACGAGCGGCGCACCACGCCCATTTCCTCGGGGTTGATGATCTCGGCGTGAATTTCCTGCCGGCCGATCGTCGTGCCTTCGTAGCGCAGGATCTGATCGCGGAAGGTTGGCGCGAGGTTGGCGAGGTTGTCGTAGGTCGAGGCGCGGGTGACGACGACGTCCTTGCCTTCGCGCTTCAGCAGGTTGCGGATGATGGTGTTAGGCTTGGGCGTGGTCGAGCAGATCAGCCGAGGCCGGGCGCCGAGGCGCATGCCAAACATGAGCAGGTCGAAGGCCTCGTCGGCATATTGCCACGCTGCCAGCTCGTCGAGCCATCCACCATGGAACTGGGGACCACGGAAGCGCTCGGGCTTCTCGGCCGTGATGCCTTTGATGGTCGAGCCGTTGACGAATTTCATCTCGACGTCCGACTTGTTGTAGGACGCGATCAGGTCACGCGGGATGACGTTGAGCAGGCCGGATTCGCCTTCGAAGCACACGCCGATCAGGTCGCCATAGGTGGGGGCGGAGACGAGCCACCGGGTGTGGGGCTGCAGCGCTGCCCAGCTCCCGATCGTCTCGGCGGCTGTGCGGGTCTTCCCGGCGCCGCGCCCGGCGAGCAGCAGCCAGATGGTCCAGTCATCGCCGGCGGGCGGGATTTGATGTGGCAGGCGCTTGTTGAGCCAGCCGAGCTGCCAGTCAGCGACGAGCCGCTCTTGCGGACTCATGCGCTGCCAAGCATCAAGCAGTGCATCAGTTATCTTTTTTGCCGCCATTGTTGGTCGCCTTTTCCGCCATGGCGATGAACGACATCAGCGCTTCGCTGGGGCCGCTGTTCACTTCGACCTTGGCCTCCAGCTCGATCTTGTCACCCCAGCGTTTGGGCGCGCGTTTGGCTGCGAGCCACTGCAGCGCGGCGAGGCGCACGCGATCGCCTTCGGCCGTCGCCTTGGTCGTGTTTTTGGCGATCTCCGCGATCATGGCCGCGTCGTGATCGGCCAGCCCCTCGCGCGCGCGCGCGCACTGTGCGTCAAAAGCGGGATTATCCGCCATCCATCGGTAGACGGTAACGCGGCTTGGCATGTGGTCTGATTTGCAGATCTTGACGAGGTCTTCGCCCTCGATCATGCGCTCGCAGATCTCGTCTGCGATAGCCTGTGTGAACTTTGAAGGTCTGCCCGTCATGGCTGTCCTGCTATGTGATTGCCCGGCCTAGCGCTCGCCAACGAAGTGCGGGGTCGCGTCAAGCGCCAGACCGGGCTCTGTCCGAGGGGACGAGATTAACTTATAGCGCCTGCATGTAAGTTGCAATCATGAGCTGCAGCTCTTCGCGTTCTGCCGGGGGCAGGCGCCGGAGCGCGATGACTTTGCGGATTATCTTTGGTTCGAAGCCTGAGTGCTTGGCCTCGGTGAGGACGTCTTTGATGTCGTCAGCAAGGGCTTTACGTTCTTCTTCGAGCCGCTCGATGCGTTCGATGATGGATTTGAGCTGATTGTTTTCTGTGCGCATTGTATGACCTCCAGAATTGCTTGGGCCTGTTCCAAGCACCAACAGCACGGCTCTGCGCAAGGCTCGCCGGTCCCGAAAGAGCAGATCACCATGGCTATGTCGCGCTGCATGGTTGTCTTTTAGCGCGATATGATGGGAACTTGGAAGGCCTTTTTTTCATGGTGATTTGACCTGTTTGGTCATATTCCTTTTTGGCCGCAAGGAAGGCATCTCGAGCCTCTTCGGGCGTATCAAACATGCCGAGATCGTAGATGACGCCATTGCGGGTTATGACTGCACGAGATTCACGCTTTCCAACAACAACGCCCAAATATTTTTTCTGGGTTTTTATGCGATTTTGGGCGTTCATGTGAACTGGAACGTCACGCAGATTTTCGAGATTATTGTTAGCTGGATTGCCATCAATATGGTCAATAACGTGCTCTGGGTCTTTGCCATAAGCAAGCTTCCAAACGACCCTGTGAGCTGGGTATATGCCCCAGCCGGGGATAGTGACGTAGATGTATCCGTTGTGGTTTGGCTTGGCCGGGATTTGCACCTTTTCAAGCACTTCAATCGGCGGCAGCGGCTTTGGAATAGTCATACGAACCTCCTTGGCTATACCCTCTTATAGCCTAAAAAATAATTTTGCAAAACATTGAAAAAAGTTCTTGTACCGAATCAAAAAATTCGTATGATGTTTCCTGTAACCCAGACCAAGGAGCCCAGCATGACCGACCAGCCCACCCCCTCCATCGAGACCAAGGCCGTCACCTTCCGCAATTATGACGGCAAGGCCCATCGCGGCGTTATCATCAGCGGCACGCTCTTGGCCTGCTGCTCCTGCCCCGGCTCCCGCAACGGTCGCCTGACCAACGGCGCGAAGATCATCTGCGAAGGCCACGACAAGGCCAACTGCGGCAAGTAACCCAACCGGGGGGCTGCGGCCCCCCACCAACCCAAGGAGACCAACATGACCAAGGCAAAGCGCAACGACATCTTCCTCCTCGAGCACACCACGACGTGGACGGAGGCTAAGACGTTCAAGCAGAGCACCTCTTGCTATTACGTCCTCGCCAAGGCGACCAAGGTTGGCCGCGACGGCCTTGTGAAGGAATACACCCGCGCCCACAGCAGCTACACGGAGATCGTGGACAAGACCCGCGATCGTGTGCTGGTCATCAGCGACCCTGTCCTGCAAGGCGCAGCGCGCGACCTGTACGACACGCTGAAGGACGACTACTTCGGCGACATTGGCCGAGCGAAGAGCGCCATCCTCGACCGCGCAGAGGCCCTGCGCTAACCAACCCGGTGGGGGAAATACCCCCACCTATTTCCCTTAATCCAAGGAGACCAGACCATGACGACAGTAATCCGCTCCACCATTGCTGAAGACCGCCGCCGGATCTCTCAGGCGCGCATCCGCGAACTTGAAGCAGCCTTGCAGGAGGCGATGGATTTCATCGACCGATATGTCGATGTGATCGACGGCCCTGACGGGCCAGAGCCCAACGAGGCCATGCAGGTCCACTGGCACCTAAATGACGTGCTCGAAAAATAATTTTGCAAAACATTGAAAAAAGTTCTTGTACCGACTCAAAAAATTCGTATGATGATTCTCATAGACCAACCCAAGGAGACCAACCCCATGTACGTCGCTCTTACCATCTTCGCCAATATGTCCTGCACCAAGATTGCTCGTGTTGTTCACCTGCAAGGTGAGCCTGCTGCCAATTGGCTGCGTCGCGCTGCCGAGATCCTTGGCCGCGAGCCAAAGCAGAACGACATGATTTTGAGCGTGCGGATCGACCGCATCGGCGACACCGTAGAGGCGTGGGGCTAAGGCCCCACCAATCCAGACCAAGGAGACCAACCCCATGTGGCACACTTACACCTTCGAAGAAATCCAGATCCCCACCGAGCGCGGCATCGTCTTCTGCGACGGCACCTGCGACATTCGCTTCGACCGTGGCGGCATCATCGACGTCGTTGACTGGAAGATCCGCATCACCGACGAGGACGGCGAAGACTTCCCCATGACCATCGTCATCCCCGACCTGCAAAAGCAGATTTGGGAACAGATCAAGTGGCGCGCAGAAGAAGCTTGCTACGAAGACTAATCCAAAGGAGACCAACATGACCAACCTTGCAGACCGCTACTTCGCCATCAAGAACGAGATCGAAGCCCTCACCCGCCTGCTGGATGAGTGCAAGGCAGAGATCAAGGCCACTGGCCGCGACGAGATCGTCGGCGAACAGGCAATCGTCACCGTCGGCCTGTCCGAGCGCGTGGCTCTCGACCAGAAGGCTGTGAAGGCCATCCTGACCCCTGCCCAGATCATCGAGTGCTCCAAGACCACCCTGATCGAAACCATTCGCGTAAAGCCAACCGCAAACGTGCAGGTGTTCTAATGATCATCGAAACCTCATCAAACCAGCTCTATGAAGTCAAAGATCCGATTGACCCTAATCTTCGGCACGTTTGGCTGGGCGTGCCAGTCAAGCGCGAGCGCTATGCCGAAGGCGACGCAATCAAGGTGCGCTTCGTGCCTAAAGCACGCGCCAGCGTCCGCCTGATCCGCAAAGAAGCATGCCGTGTGGTGCAGCCATGATGACGATCTACTGGCAAGGCAAGCTTCTTGGATGGGTTCAGCGTTCCAAGGATGGCCGCTGGCGGGCTTTGACGCCCGCCGGTGGCCTGAGCCACCACCCATCCTCCCTTGCCGCTCTGGAGGCCCTGCAATGCTCTTAGAAGGCCTCCTGATCCTCACCGTCGCCTGCCTGATCTGGACAGGCATCGTGTTCTTCCTGTTTCCCGTAAAGGTCAGCCATGATCACCAACCTGCAAAGCCTGATGACGAAGCATAACATCCGCCACAAAGACCTTGCCTTCATCACAGGCCGCACAGAGCGCGCCGTGCACCAATGGGTGTACGGCATCCGCCCTCTGCCTCGATCGACCGCCCTGCTCCTGCAAGCTCTCGACGACGGCCGCATCGACGAGGCTTGGCTGGCCTCGAAGCTCGCGCGGCATCTGAATAGTCCAGCCTAGCAACCCGTGCTATCCATTAACCCTTTGATTTTATTATATGATAATAGAATAGTAGAATAGTAATAATAATATTATATATGAGCTGAAAACGCCTTGGGGATATTTGGTATTGTGATGAGTAATAATATCTCCATTTTTCTCTTTTTAGGGTGCTATCCTGCTATCGTAACTTTCTGGCATGATTTCAATGACTTAGCTGGATAACAATTAAATATCCTGACTATCCTGTAGACTTATAGGTCTTCACGACCTTGCCGTTTTTGGGGTGTTTGGTCTCTGCCACGGTGGCGCCGCCGACCTTCACCAGCTCATCAAGAGCCTTCTCAATGTCGGCCTTCTTGTTCTTGCGGAGACGATTGCAGATCACGCCGAGCGTCTCGCCATCATCGCCAGAGATCAACGTCATGATCTTGGCGCGCAGGGCCATCAGAGGGCTATCCTTCTCGCGATCATTGGATGTGACAAGGCGCATCTTTTGCTCGACATCACGTCGAACAAAAGCATAGGCCCAAAGTATATGCTCCTCTGTGCGCAACCCATGAGGAGCCGCAAGGATCAACGAGATCTTGCTGACCTGCTCATAGGCACGAAGAGCCAGCGCCTCCAACCCGGTGGTGGCTGTGTGTTCCTCTGCCATCTGCTCAAAGGCATCAATGATCTGCTCAAGCAAGTTCAAACCCTCCACTGTCGTGGGGATTGGAATGCGGTCATCGTAAAACTCGACGCGCTCAAATGTCGTGAGATCCACACGTCCCCCAGAGTAAAGGTTCTGGAATGTGCGCTGCATAGCCTCTGGCATGGGCACGGGCTTGAAGTTCCTTTTTAAGGGCGGATTGGTCTTATGCTCATAAATGATCAGCGAGCGGCCAATGAAGCCGTTGGTGGCATTGTAAAAGTCCACCGCCTCATTGAATGTCTCGAGCGTGGCATAGCCGATCAGGCTGATGAAAGGCTTCTCAATGCCTCGGTCGATCGTCTCAAGGTGCCTCTTGAGGGAGAGAGCTTTTGCCACCATGCCGGGCGATGGATTGTCCTGCCCCTCGATTTGCTTCAACTCCTTCTTGAGGCTGTTGCGGATCTCTTCCTTCATATCGCCTGTGACCAAATAGAATTTTGTAGCCTTGGAATAGGCTGACATGAGGCACCCGACGATGCCTTCAAGATACGAACTGGTCCCGGTCTTCTGGGCGTTTTTGATCTTCTTGAGCGTAAAACCGACCTCGTCGATCGCGTAGAAGGATGCCTGATTGCGCACCATGTTTCGCACGATCTCCTGCTCAGATTTGATGGTGCCGTGCACAGCGCGCTCAATATGTGCAGCGCGCATGATGTCATTGACGCAGGCAAGTTGCGAATCTTTGCCGGTGCCAGATGCTGCAATGCAGAAAATGAACATGTTGGCTGTGACGCCGTCTCGATCGTCGGTGTAGCGAAGGCCCACAAGGTTTGCGATCGACATCAGAGCCGATGCAACGGAGAGATGTTCACGCACGCGGCGGCTATTGGCCTCAATCCATGCAGCAACCTCGCCCACAAAGCCCGGCGGCCGCTTTAGGTCGATATGGCCGATGTCGAGCACTTGCGGTGGCTCGGGCACTTCGATGTCGCTGTCGAAGGTGACCGGCTGCTTCCAACCAGCCTGCTCGGCATAGTGAATGAGCGTGCCGAGCGTCACCGGGTTCGCTGACTTTCCGAAACTGTGCCAGCGCTTTTCAAGAGCGTGCCGGCCGGGATATTTTGTGCCGCGTGCTGACCATTGGTCCCACACGTCAAAGGCTGTGCCACCCGTTGCGTGGTGCATGGCCATGCCGCACTTGACCCATGTTTCGTGGTCAGTATCTGGGTCGATGTGAGAAACCATCTCGGCAAGATCTTTGTGGGAAACGTCAAAGAAAGAGCCCTGCACTTCGGCGCGGTGGAACTCAGGCTTGCGCAGGGCCTCGATCAGGTCTGCCGGTGCGTTGTCGATGTCTTCGACCGATCCATAGGCGACTTCGTAGCGGTTGCCGGAGGCGTGCAGGCTGCCGGGCCCAACCACATAGCCGCTGCTCTTGAAGTCAATGCCGGGGTAATCTGGATGGTGCTGCATGAGGGCGATGCCCTCTGGCAGGTGAAAATAAAGGTGTTGAGATCCGCCACCGCTGCCGGTGTTCACGATCAGTCCCGCCTTTTCCACAGCAGGAAAATCGTTCTTGAGTCGTTCGTATGAGGCAACGCCGTCGTTGCGAGCGTCGATGTCGATGACGAAAAGACCGCGCATCAAGACGCCGTAGCCTGTTTTGAATTGTCCCATTTCCTCCATGGTCTCGATCTGCTCTTCAGACCAGACAGGTGTATGGATCCAATTTGCCGCGCGTGGGTGCTTGCCTGCCATATTGCAGTCTTTTGAGCCGCACCCGCACTGGCCTTTGACAATCGGATGAAGACCGAAAACCCGGTGCCCCGCCTCCCAGAAATCTCGATACATCAGCGACCCCCGAACAAATAATCAGCAAGGATTTCAAGGGTTTCAATGGCAGGCTTTTTGTTTTTGCCATTGGCGATTGATCTGATGGTGTTTTCGTGAAGAGCCACCAAACGAGCGACCTTTGAGAGGTTCCGATCAGCAAGAGCCGCAACCACGCGCTCGCGAAGATCCTCATATTGTTTTTGCAATTGTCTATCCATGTTCGCTTGCATCCATGTGTGATAATTGACACCCACATATTGTGTGCGTCACAGGCTGGTGTTGACTTTGACCTGAGATTCGTCTTAGGGTCAACCCGTTGAGAAGAGAAAGGAGATGCCAATGAGCATTCTTTCAACGGTTGGCAAACCCGCTGACCGCCCTGTGATCGTCACCATCTGTGGTGACAGCGGCCTTGGTAAAACCACCTTGGCCTGTACGTTCCCCAAGCCAATCGTGATCCGCGCTGAAGACGGTTTGCAGGCGATCCCTGCAAAGCAACGTCCTGATGCGTTCCCGGTCTTGACCGGGCCCGATATGCTTTGGGACCAACTGAAAGCTCTCATCCATGAGGACCATGAATACGAGACCTTGATCGTTGATTCGGTCACGGCCTTGGAACGCATGTTCACGCAATATGTGGTTGAGACAGACCCCAAGAAGCCCAAGGGCATCCAACAGGCTTTGGGGGGATATGGTGCAGGGCGCGATGCTGTCGCTGCCATGCATGCGCGTTTGCGCAAAGCTGCTGGCATCCTTGCTGAGAAGCGTGGCATGCATACGGTCTTTGTGGCGCATGCTGACACGAGCCGCATCGAGCCGCCGGATGATGACGCTTACATGCGTTATACTCTGCGCCTGCATGAAAAGTCGATGCCTGCCTATGTCGATGACGTCGATGTGGTTGGCTTCTTGAAGCTCGAAACATTCACCACTGGTGAAGGCGAGCGCAAGAAGGCGATCTCTGACGGCACGCGCGTGCTCATCTGTCACGCAACTGCCGCCAACGTTTCGAAGAACCGTTTCGGCATCACTGAGCCGATCAATGTCGAGATCGGCGTTAATCCCCTCACAGCACACATTGGAGCACTGTCATGAGCTTTTGGAACCTTGAGAACCTTCCTGAGAACGGCGAGTTTGAAACAGGCGGCGGCGACATCAAGCCGATCCCTGCGGATACGCAGTGCATTGCTGCGATCGACGAGGCAAAGTGGGATCACGATCGCGACGGGCACGAATACATTTCGTTGCGTTGGAGCATCTTGCAGCCTACCGAATATAACAACCGAAAGGTGTATCAAAAGCTTTGGGTGAAAGATGCTGATCCCAAGGCTAAGGATCCTGCTAAAAAGAGAGAAAAAGCAATCCGCATGTTGACCGCAATTGACTTCAACGCAGGTGGGAAGTTGCGTGCTGGCGGTGAAGAGCCGACTGATGAAGCAATGACGCTGCATCTTTGCGGCAAGCCCATGATCATCAAGGTCATGGAGTGGAAGATGGATGATCCTGTGACTGGCGAAGTCAAAGTTGGCAACTGGGTTGGTGCTGTGTCACCAAAGCATAACAAGCCGATTGTGACCAAGCCTGTGACTAAACCGATCGTCACGGAAGACGCACCGTTCTGACGAGCTGTTCCTGAGCATGAACTGAAACTGCTCACCTAATCCAGACCAAGGAGATCAAAATGGATAGCATAGACGTAGCCCGTATTGTCACAGCTCTTAATCAAATTGCTGACGAGCTAGACTACATCAGCACAAGAGACATTGGCCACGATCTGCGCGACCAGTTCGCGATGGCGGCGCTGCCTGCGATCATCAGCAAACAAGAAGAATACTTTGCTACGCAAGCTGCTACGATTGCATATCACATTGCCGACGCAATGCTCAAAGCGCGGGAGGAGAAGTGATGATCTCCAAAGATAAACTTTATCGCACCCGCGATGGCCGTGAGGTTCGCATCTATGCGACTGATGGCTATGGCGACAATAAAGTTCATGGCGCTGTCAAAGAGGATAGTGGGTGGTTTATCTATGCGTGGTACGAAGACGGGCGATACGCTTTGTCTGATTACAAAGGACGGCACGATCTCATTGAAGTGAAGCCCCGCATCAAGCGCACGGTGTGGCTGAATGTGTATGACAACGAAGTCATTCATGGCGGCTGGCGTACAAAAGAAGAAGCGCAGGGTTATCACGAAAAGAACCGCATCGCGTGTCTGAAACTTGATTTGGATTTTGAAGAGGGAGAAGGGCTGTGATTGATATCACTAAGCAATACCGCACGCGCAGCGGTATGACCGTGAGTGAACTACGGCATGCTTTATTCAATACTGTTGAAGGAAAAATCCATGCTGCGCGGCCTATCTACACGCAGTGGAATCAGGATACAGGCAAGTGCGTTGTCCTCGGCCGCGAAGAATATGATTTGATGGAGGTTGAAGTGACCAACGAAGAGTTGTTTGAGACACTGAACAAAGCAGAAGAGATGAGCCTTGAGAATTGGCGCATGTACCGCACCATGTACAACGCCGAGCTTGGCAAGCTGCAAGACCGCATTAAGCAACTAGAGGACACTTTGGAGCGCATTGAGGATATCACAATAGACTCTGCTTTTGATAAGATACAGCGCTTGGGCATCATCATGGCGTATGCATTCAATGCCCGCATGGGGAATAAGAAAGATGGATGATCTTGTGAAGCGGCTGCGCAATCCAAAAGGGGACAGTGGCTCTGACTTCAATGCTACCTATTGGGTGGGGTTGATTACTGAAGCCGCCGACCGCATTGAGAAACTGGAGCGTGAAAAGGCTTCTTGGAAAGGAGCGTATGACGGTGCTGTTTTAGCATTGACTGAACGCAACAAAGAACTGGAAGCGGCGCTGCGGGAGATTGCAGACGGCCCGCGTGACGCAGATAAATCTTATGCTGAATTGTTCGTAGAGGTCTGCATGGAAGCCCGCGCTGCACTAGGGGAGAAGAAAGATGACTGACATTTTGAAAAGGCTGACGGACTACATCGCACAATGCCCATCCGCAAATGGCCGGACATTCCATGAAATGGATGAAGAGGTTTTGATCGCTCAATCCGCTGATGAGATCGCAAAACTACGGGCTGCGCTGCGGAAAATTGCTGCCATTGAAGATGAGCATATCAACGTGCCAAAGACTAATGAAGGTGCAAACCTTTGGGCTTGCCTAGCCATGTGCGTTGAGCTTGCTGAAACCGCATTAGAGGAGAAAAAAGATGACTAAAGCTGAAATCTATGAAAACGCCTTGCGTACCATTGCCCGCCATGCGTTGCGGCGCAGGATGGTTAAAGACCCTATGCCTTTGAAGGAGTTTTATGACCCTTTGTGTGGCATTAATAAGCTGTCAGCATTTGGGGGCTGGGATGAGTTCCTTGCCAGCAAAACGCGCCGCAATGAGCTTGCTGAAATCTTTGAGCAGCTTGGTGACATTGCCGTGAAAGCTTTGGAGGATGGGGAGAAGAAAGATGGATGATTACGATGATCGTGAAGCCGCAGAAGCTTTTGACTGGGCGATGCAATGTAAAGAAGATGAAACGGAGAAGATGAAAGCCCGCATTGAGCAACTGGAAGCGGCGCTGCGGTTTTATGCAGAAAACTGTAGCGGTGACATGAAGGTTTACAAAACCATCATCGGGCCTTCAGGAGACTACGGTGACGTTGCTAAAGCTGCACTAGGGGAGAAGAAAGATGACTGATGTAATTGATCTCAATTTGCGCCGTCCACCTGTAGTATACACAATTAACATTGCTCATCATTATGACGGAACACTTGAGTTTGAAATAAAAGATGTGGCTGATGATCCGCGTAGTCGTGACGCAGTCATACACGCTTTCAAAAGAATTAGCGGCGCTGAAGAACGTATTGAAGCATTAGAACAGGCATTGAAGCATTACGCTTGTGATTGCGTTGATCCAAGCTGTGAAGCTGGTGACAATGAAAGCATTATGTGCGGCCTAGCTGCCCGCACTGCATTAGGGGAGAAAGCTGATGAATGATTGGAACCCTATAGAAACCGCGCCAAAGGATGGAACGCATTTCCTTGCATATTGGCCAAAACATGAGCTTGATCCGCATATGAAGCAATATCACGTTTGTCACTATGCACATGGCGCTATTTGGCCCTGTTGGATTACTGAAAACGATTTACCAACTCATTGGATGCCTTTGCCTCCCCCGCCAACAGATGAACAGGAGTGGGACTGATGGATGATCTTGTGAAGCGACTGCGGAACACAGGTGAAGGCGACCTGTATTTTGTTCCATATACAACAAAGGTGCTTATTGATACTGCCGCCGACCGCATTGAGGCGCTGGAAGCGGCGCGTGACGGCGCATACACAGAACGCAATCGCTTAGTCGCACTTCTTGCCAGCATCTATCCATCTGGCGTGAAGAAGACAGCAATACCCGGCTGGGATGAGGCGTGGCACGGATGCGTTTATATTGACCTACCAGTAGGACAAGCGTCATGGCACTTCCACGATAGTGAAGCGCATTTGTTTGCTCATTTGCCTTCGTATGAAGGTGAATGGGATGGGCATACAACGGAAGAAAAGTATGAACGTCTTCTTCTTGCAGGAAGCCATGCCAATCAAAAAGATGAATTGCTTATAGATTACATGAAATTTGCAGATGAATTAGTAGTGCAAACAAAAACACAGAAAGCCCGCATTGAGGTGCTGGAGAAGGCGCTGCGGGAAATTCATGAATATCCAATGGCGTTTGCAGCGCGACAGATTTTGTTCAAAGCACTAGGGGAGAAGTATGATCCTTCAACTGACTGAGCTAATCCCAATGACAACGCCGCTTGGCAAAGGATATGCGATCCTTGTAGAAGGCGGACAGCATGATCAGTATTGGACGGTTGCGCTTGAGAGCGGCGCGCTCGTGACGTTCAGACAAGATCAAATCAGGATCGCAAAAAGCTACACACACAGCCGAGGCATAACCAACAAACAAATGCGGAAGATCATCAAATGATCCACTTCATATACCCAGTAACCGACAAGACTCGCCCGTGGTCAGTAGTCAATACGTTGGCCGTGAAGCTTGCGCGTAAGCACAACCCAGATGCAGAGATCGTTGTGTGGACCAACAAGTCTGAGCGCGTGCCTGACATCCATGCAAAGAATATTCGCGTGCGCCAGACAACGCTGCCAGACGAGATCAGGGGCGTTAAGATCATCTATCCACAATATGTGGCCGACGTGTTTCGCCTGCAGCTCTTGAGCATTTATGGCGGCGTCTACATGGACACAGACATGCTGTCGCTACAGCCCGTGCACCAACTCGTCGAAGACAGGTTGATCCTGTCGTGGGAGACGGCTGAAGAGAAGTCGATCTGCAATGCGCTGATGTTGGCCAATCCCGGTAATGCATTCGTCGATGAATGGTTGGCCAACATGCCACGCGCTTTGTCATCGCCGATCTGGGCATATGGCGGTGTCGTCCTTCCCATGTTGATGGTCTCTGGCCCAACATTGTGGGAGCATCGTACCATCATGCCGCACACATTTGCCTGCCCGCTTGACCTGTCAAAGAACTGGATGTTCGACCCAGCGCTGAAGGAAGAGGCGAAACAAAAGATCTCAAGCGACACGCATGCCATCCACGTCTTTGAGACATATTGGCGCGATCAGCTCAACACCGGCAACGGCTGTCTGTTTGATGAATTAGAGGAGCATGTCTGATGGAACAACGCAGTGAAGGCTGGTTTAAACAGCGTAAGGGCCGCGTGACTGGATCGAGCGTTGGCGCGATCCTCGGCCTGTCACCGTTTATGAAGCCGGATGACGTGATGCGCCGCATGGTGCGTGAGTATCATGGCGCGAAGTCCGAGTTTCAAGGCAATGCAGCAACGCAGTGGGGCACGATGAACGAGCCCGGCGCGCTTGTTGAATATGAGATGGAGACGGGCTGCAAGGTCGAGCTGTGCGGCTTCTACACCTATGAAGATTGGTTTGGCGCATCACCAGACGGCCTTGTCGGCAGCAACGGCCTGATCGAGATCAAGTGCCCATACAGCATGCGCAAGGGCGAAGGACGGTTCAAGAGCGCCAAGGAGCAGATGCATTACTATGCGCAGATGCAGGTGCAGCTATTTGTGACCGGCCGCGACTTCTGCGACTTCTATCAGTGGTGCCCGAGCATGACGGCTCTTGAGGTTGTGCAGCGTGATGAGACATTCATCACCAATGCCATGAAGGAACTGCGCGCCTTTTATGAGGCCTATCTGATTGAGGTGACAAAGCCTGAGCGCCATCTTGCGCCTAAGCGCGCAGAGTTCGACGCGCCGCAGATCATTGCCGAATATGACGACACGATCGAAGCGATCAAGCTTTATGAAGAACGCAAGAAGGAGCTGCTTGACAAGCTGGTCGAGATCGCAGGCGGTCGTGATGCAATGTTTGGCACGCGCAAGCTCACCATGACCAAGCGCGATGGTGCGATCCCTTATGCGAAAATCGTGAAAGAGCACCTGCCGGATCTGAACCTTGAACCCTATCGCGGCAAGCCCGTTGAATATTGGATACTGAGCAATGGGAAAGAGAAGTGACCTCCCCCGTAGCAAGATGGATTTCTACAGCACGCCTTACGAGGCTGTGCTGCCATTGCTTAAGCACCTGCCTGCGGGCACTGCGTTCTGCGAGCCGTGCGCTGGCGAGGGCCATCTTATCACCCATCTGGAGCGGCATGGTCATCGCTGTGTTGCTGCTTACGACGCAGATGCCCGGTCATCGTACACACACCATGATGCGGCGTTTCTTACGCACGCGGATGTGGGTCAGGCCACGCATATCATTACGAACCCGCCGTGGTCCCGGCCTGTGCTTCACCAGCTCATTGAGCGGTGTTCAATGCTGCGCCCGACGTGGTTCCTGTTCGATGCCGACTGGATGTTTACTAAGCAGGCCCGTCAATATCTCGACAGGTGTCATTTAATTGTCAGTGTGGGGCGCGTGAAGTGGTTCGGAAATACAGTTGGCAAAGACAACTGCTGCTGGTACAAGTTTCACAGCCCAACTAAAGAGACCAGATTCCATGCTTAGACCATACCAACAAGAAGCGCACGACAAGATCATCAAGTGGATCAAGAAGACCACCGAACCTTGCATGATTGAAGCAGCGACTGGCGCCGGCAAAAGCCACATCATCGCAGAGCTTGCAAAGACTGTTCATGAGATGAGCGGCAAGCATGTGCTGTGCATCGCGCCTTCCAAGGAGCTAGTCGAGCAGAACCACGCGAAGTATCCCGGCGATGCTTCCTTCTTCTCGGCGAGCGTTGGCATCAAGTGCCGCGAGCATCCAGTTGTGTTTGGCACGCCTGTGACTGTGCTCAATAGCATTGAGCGCTTTGGCAATGAGATCGGCATGATCATCATTGACGAGTGCCACGGAATTACGCCCACGATCCGCAAGATCATCGAGCGCATACCCAACCCCAACATGCGCGTTGTTGGCATGTCAGCGACGCCCTACAGGCTCGGCAGCGGCTATGTATTCAAGCAGTGGGAGAATGGCGGCCAAGCAAGCAAGAACGGCTTCTTTACGCGCTGCGTCTATCGTATCCGCGCTCATGAGCTGATTGAGCAGGGCTACCTGACACCGCCGCTGATTGGTGACTTGAATGCCGAAAGCTACAAGACCAAGCATCTTCAGTTGAACAAGATGGGGCAGTTTGATGCCGCCGATGTCGAGCAGGCCTATCTCGGCCATGGTCGCAAGACGGCACGCATCATTGCTGACATCGTCGAGCAGTCGCGTGATCGGCGTGGTGTCCTGATTTTCGCAGCGACTATTGCGCATGCCGAAGAGTGCCTTGCCAGCCTGCCGCCAGAACTGTCTGCGATTGTGACCGGCGAGACGCCCAAGAAAGAGCGCGAGCGTATCTTGGCTGACTTCAAGGCTCAACGCATCAAATACATCGTCAACGTCGCTGTGCTCACGACAGGCTTCGACGCAACGCATGTCGATGTGATCGCCATGATGCGCGCGACGGAATCGGTCGGCCTGATGCAGCAGATCATTGGCCGCGGCCTGCGTCTTCATCCAGAAGGTGGCAAAGAGAACTGCCTTGTTCTGGATTATGCCGAGAATATTGAGCGGCATTGCCCAGACGGCGATATATTCAACCCTGAGATCAAGGAGAAAAAAAATGGAGAAACTGAAAACCTTCTTACATGTCGCTGTCCAGTTTGCGATGTCGATAATGTTTTTCGTGCTAGGCCTAACCCTGATCGCTACGGAGTTAATCTTCGGGGCTATTTTGTGGATCTTGATGGCATTGAGGTCCAAGGCGACTTCGGTCCCATTCCTGCGCACTTTGGACGACGCTGCACGGCAACGCATCTCATCGGTAACGAACTTCGTCAGTGCTCGTACCGTTGGACTTCGAAGCTATGCATTGCATGCGAGCACCCGAATGACATTGCGGCTCGTCGATGCGAGGCTTGCAATGAAGAGCTGGTGGACCCGAACGAAAAGCTGAGACTGGCTGCAGAACGCAAGATCCGCGACCTGAAGCAGTGGCGCACTGAAAAGGTCGTCGGCTGGAAGGTTAACCTGAGCGTAAGCCGTTCTGGCAACCCCACAAAGATGGTCAAGGTTGTGACGGAAGATCATTCCTTCACCTTCTGGGTCCAGCTCGCGCCGAAGCACCCCGACGCTCGCGCGTTGTTGAACATGTTCAATGCGCTTGAAGGTTCGGCACCTTGGACGATCACCTATCGCAAGGTGGGTGACTTTTACGAAGTGAGGGCTTTCAATCTTGAAATTGCCGCATGACATCCCGGTCTATGGTGACCAATCCTTCAGAGGTGATTGCCCGTCTGAAACAGCGGAGCAGGTCACGTTCTTTGCGCGGATCCGTCGCAAATATCCCAACACATGGGGCAAGCTTGCGATCCATCCGCGCAATGAGGGCAAACGTACTCACTTCCAAGTGTCGCATCAGAAAGCTGAAGGCATGACGGAAGGCGCACCTGACATCGTGATCCCCGGCAATCCATCTTTTGTGTGTGAGTTGAAGCGACGCGATCACACCAAATCAAAATTCCAACCGGGACAAGAAGAATATTTGCGTCTTGTGCAAGCAATAGGAGGCTTCGCCTGTGTGGCGTTGGGTGTCGATGCGGCAGAAGAAGCGTTCAATGAATATATGGGACGGTATTCAGAGACCAAGCGAGAAGATACATGAAGTTCTATCAGGCGAGCTGCACTATGAGCTGGCACAGCCTGCAATCCAATCTGCGTGCCGTCTTCAGATTTACGAAGGCGCGTGCGAGATCCTGAAACTGCCGGATGTTGAGACAAGGAGAGCAGCACTGCAAAAAGTTCCGGCGTTGATCAGGCCATATGTAGAAGAGGAGGCAATGAGGCTTTGGAGAATCAGAAATGATGTTTGAGTTCATCCTCAACATACCTGTGCGAAGCACAAAACTAAAACCGCCTGAATTGATCCATCGGATCATAGGCAACCACAAAGCAAAGAGCCTAGAGGAGATTACGCAAGAGCTACAATCCAGAGACTACATCATCGTCGATGAACTGTATCCCAACGAGCAAGGTGTTTTTGAAAGTCACGGACCCCTTGCACTAAATCATCGCTACATCGGCAAAATCAAAGAATGGAGCCCAAAATGAACCATAAAGACATCCTCATGCACTCAGCAGTCGTCGTGAACGATCGCGGCGAAAAATATGGCGATCCTGAGTTCCTGTTTGAAGTTGCTGCACAAATGGCAACATTGATTACAGGCAAACATCTCACAAAATACGACATCACAAGTGTTCTCGAATCCGTGAAGCTTGCGCGTCGCCGTGTGAACCCCACACTGGACGACAACTACATAGACAATGTAAACTACACTGCTTTCTCGGCGCAGTTTGCTGGGGAGGCATTCACCGCAGGTTCGCCTGCTCAACCCACTGAAGAGGATGACGTCGTCGCTATGGCAAAGCGACTTGCACCCATAAAGAAGGAAACTTCTAATGCGCAATACGATGTTAAGTTTGACGGTACTAACACTACTATCAAACCCAGCGAAGGCTATTGAAGAAGAATGGACGGGACACTTCTTCATGACAGACAAAACCTATGTCGCAATGGCGGCAAAGAACAATGTCTGGAATGTAAGTGCCTCGAAAGTTCCTGATAGCAAGCAGCCAGTTGCTGATGCAGTAGCACGCATCGCAAAGGAAGAACTCGGTGAGAAATGGGTGCAGAGTGCGCTCAAGCTCGCCAAGATCGAGAGCAATTACACCTGCAGGATCAACGGCCCTCGCACGGCGCATGGTCATGCAAAAGGTGTTTTTCAGGTGATCGACAGCTCGGCGCGTGCGCTTGGCTATGATCCAAAGAGACTTCATGAGTGCGACCATGGCATTCGTGCCGGCATTGCACACATGAAGAGATGCCTCGAAGCAGGCGTTGCTGACCACAGGCAGATGGCCGCGTGCCATGTTGCTGGTTGGGCAGGATGGAATGTAAAGCTTGCTCGTCGCCACGAGAGGTACAAGCAGCAATACATTCAACTTGCAATGCGATAATCCGGTGGGGGCTACGGCCCCCTCCTCAACCCAAACCAATGAGACCAGACCATGTTAGATGAAATCAAAAAACTCTGGACCAAAGGCCTATCTGTCAATGAGATTGCAAAAGAGTTCGGCGTCACCAAAGGCGTTGTCTCAGGCGTCATGCATCGAGCAAAGAAGGAAGGCGTTGTGTTTGCGCCTCGCACATCTGGTTCGATCCGTAAGAGATCAATCAGCAAGACGGTTGATAAAGAAGCAAAGCCTGTCAGCAATGTTGTGAAGCTTCGTCATGACTCATGTCGCTTCATCCTCAACAGCGACATGTCGCAGCCGATCTTCTGCAGCAATACGATTCATTATAGGTCGTATTGCGAAGAGCATGCTAAGATTTGCTATGTCCCGATCGTGAGGAAAGCAAAATGACGGACCTGATCAAGAGACATGGCTGGCACTGGTCTTTTGGTATCCTGCGCAGGCCTGAGATGGATCTCACCAAACCAGTGGTTGCTTATTGTTATGAGAACCCAGACGGCGACCTGATCTATTCGCAGCGCAAAGAACACAAGTACCAGATGTACATGGACAGCCGCGTCGATGAAGACACGGGCGAGGAATATTCGTGCCTTGCACCTATCCCGAGGAGACAATCGTATAAGAGGAGAACGGTAAAATGATCGACTGTGCGGTGATTGGAGACAGCATTGCTGTTGGTGTGAACCAGCATCTTCGCTGTGAACAGATGGCTGTTGTTGGCAGAACAACAGGCATGCAAGCTGGCATCATGAAATGGGTGAACCGTGACCTCGTCGTTATCTCGCTGGGATCCAACGATCCAATGTCACCAACCTTGTTGCAAGATCTGCGACGGGTGCGGTCGAGAATTGTCGCAGAGAGGGTTGTGTGGCTGGTGCCGTATCATAGGCACGCAGCCGGAGCCGTTTACAGGGTGGCAGAAGAACGGCGGGATGGGTTGGTTGATTTGCGTCTCTTCGACACCAGAGACAAAGTCCATCCGCTCAATTACAGAGACGTTGCAGCAGACATCAAAGACCCAGCACCAGCCATGAAGTTCATGCTGAAATAATTAGCGGTTCAAGATCCCAGCGTTGACATCAACGTCTTTTCCCGTCTCATCAGTGAGCGCACGCGAAACGGGAATGCCAGCACGATACAAAGCCTCACCCGTCACGCGGGTGGGGTTTCTCACATAGTTCTCGTAACGACGAGACCAGTTGGCGATGTCCTTGGCAGTTGCAGGTCGGCTCATCACGCGCGTGAAGACGTTACCGCCACCAATTCCAGCAATGACCGAGATGGGATCGCTGAATACATTGTAAAGAGATGCACCGCCAAGGATGGTCTGGCCAGACCCTGATGGGTTGCCAAACTTGTTGAGGTTCTTGAAACGTCGAGCAACTTCCGACACATCATTGAGAGCCTGCAAGAGCTGCGGCTCGTCCTTAAAGATCATAGCCTTCGCGCGCGGGCTCAAGCCGCTGATGCCCTGCGGACCAAGCCAGCGGTCTGGAGAAAACCGACCATCTGCATCACGGCCAAGGCGCAAGAGAATACCGGCCTGAAAGGCTTTAAGGCCCTGCGGATCCATGACGCCGATCGCGCGTTGCACCAGCTTGTTATTCGCCAAGCCTCCGGTACGAGCCGCTCCATAAAGACGGCTGAAGATTTGTTCGTCGCTGACGGCTTCATCGGTCTTGCCGACGATCTTCTGCAGCTTCTCGCGCATGTTTGCCATAGCACGATATTCGCGGTCGGCTTTCTGTAGAAAGAATCGAGCGGGCTCTCCGCCTGCCGCTTCCGCAATGTCGAGCACGTCGTTCTGGAGAGCCTTATAGAGCTTGTCTACGTTGGCGTCTTTTACGCCCTTGATCATGTTCTCAGAGCGAAGATTGCGCAGCTCAGTGTAAAGTGTCTTTGCGCCTTCGTAGGTCAGACCTTCCTTAGATTGAACAGCGGGAAGGATCAGGTCGATTGCAGGCGTCGAGCCAGACAGCTTTGCCCCAGCGCGTTGGGCCATCACGTCAGCAACAGCATTGCGCGTGTTGTTGAGCGGTGCGGTGACGTCAGGATTGGTAAACAGGCTGCGCACTTCAGTGTAGGCTTCATCAGCCTTCTCACGCACACCCTTGGTCATCCAGTTTTTAAGCTGCGCACCAATTGTCTGACCAGCCTGCTCAGTGGTCATCTGAGGCACAAGGTTGTCAATGGCATCTTCTAGGGATGCGGTCGCACGCTGACGAGCTGTGATCGCGGCCTCGCCGGCAAGCGGGACGTTTTCAGCGATCTTAGTCGCGCGTTGGAGCATGGGGCTTTCGGTGATCGCATAATAGGGCAACTCGGCACCGAGACGTTCAGCGGCCTGCACCGCTTCAGGCACGGCAGGAGCAGCGCGCTCAGCAGGTGCCGCAAAACGCCCAAAAACGCCGCCTAGACCGCCTCCGATAAGCGCTCCTACACCAGCCTCTCTCGCACGCTCTTCGGCTGTTATGCCCTGCCCAAAGCCTGTGGCGGCGCCATAGCCAGCGCCTTCAAGAGCACCAAGGGCGGTGCGACCAAGAACACTGCTGCCTTTGCCAGCCAGCCCCATGGGCAGATAGAGCTGCGGCACGATGGCTGCGCCCTGACCAATCGTAAACGCGCCGGGATAGGCTTCCTGCGCGGCTTCGCGCTCGCCTTCCATCTTCATGCGCTCTCGCGTGATTGCCTCTCGGCCCGCTTCAGTGAACGGCAAAGCACCGGCGCGGCCCATCGCGCCAATGTCTTCGCCGAAGGGCAGCATGCTCATAGCGCCACGGCCGATCGGATCTGCCTTGCTTGCCTTCGCCACGCGCTCGGTGCCGATGTAAGAGCCAGCGGCGTCATACATAGGCACTTCGACATATTCAGGCTCTGCCTTCATGCTTTCTTCGACAGAGCGACGGCCTTCAGCGCGCAGCTGCTCGCGCTCGCTCGGCTCAAAAGCGCTGACGTCATAACCGTTTGCCTTAAGCTTCGCGGTCAGGTCAGCCTTTGTCGTCCCTTCAGGGACATTCTGGATGATGGTCCCATCAGGAAGACGGACGTCCATTATTTCAGGTCTCCAAAGTCAACAACCTTGCCGCCGGCTGCAGGTGCAGGAGCGCCCGGTGTTTCTTCACCGCGTTTACGATAGCGCTGCGGACGCTCAACAGTCGATTGAAGATCCTTGCGAAGGAAATCAAGAGTGGTGAGGCCCGGTTTCGCATTGACAGCATCAAGCTTTGGCAGCGTTGAATTGAGCAGGCGGCGTTCGAAGTCAGTGATCGCGCCTTGGCCTTTGAGCAACTCAGACTTGAACGCCTGCAACTCAGACAAAGCCTGCTCGTAATCCTGACGAACCTGTTCAGCCGTTGTGCCAAACGTGGCTGCAATCTTTCGAGACCAACCTTCAGGTTTGCCTTGAATGTTGCCAATAGCGCCCATCTTAGCGAGCGTTTGATATGCATTTGCTGCGCGCTCAAAGATTGGCTGGATGCGACGAGCACGTTCAGCGCCTTGCTCAGCAGCTTCAATCGTATCGGCAACTTTGGTGCCCATGCGCTCTTTGTATTTCTTGATAGCCTCACGCCCCATGGCTGTGATTTCGGGCGGGATTTGAGCTTTGCCTTCATCGGCACCAGCTTTGGGCATCGTTTCAGGCGTAATCTCACGACCGGTCATGTCGTAATATTTGCCGTTCTTAAAGATGCCTGAAACTTTCTCGCCATCAATTTCAAGCGTGACAGGCTTGCCTGCGGCCGCAGCGGCCGCCTCAGTTTGTGCTTGCTGAAGCTTCAGCAGATCAGATGCAGACACACCACCCGTGCCCATCTCAGCGGCCAGCTTGGCGCGTGCGAGCTGGAGCTGCATCATCTTATCTTGGCGATCGCGCTCGGCCTGTGCGGCCTTCTGAAGAGGGCCAGCAACGGCTGTACCAGCCGCGCCAATGCTTTCCATCAAAGCGCCAGAGCGAGTTGGTGCTGCAAGAGCGCCAGCGGCTTGGAACAGCAAAGATGCCTTGTCGATGTCCGACATGCCCTTCTGGCCATACTGCTGCGCTTGCTGGTTGATAATGTCCATCTGCGACTGCAAACCAGCACGACGAGCGGCAGCCTCTTCAGCCAACTGTTGGTATAGAGCGCCATATGGAGATCCGGCCGGGAACATGGCTGCCCCAGACAAAGGCGGAGCGGCTGGACGACCGGGCGCAGCGCCCTGCACAACGCCGGGGCCACCAGCGCGAACAGATGCTGCATTCATTGCTGCAATACGATCCGGCGACACAGGATATGTGGCAGGCGCCTCATCATCAGGCAGGTCATCAATGACCTGTTGGACGGGGTTCTTAGCCATTACTTAGGACTCCCCAGCAAGTTGCTAAGAGCAGCAGCGCTCATGCCAGCGCTTGCGAGCTGTGCGAGAGGCGATGCAGAATATTGCTGGCCCATGCCAGTTGTTGTTTGAGCTTGAGTGCCACC